GATTTTGAATTTTTAGACAGACAAATTCTAGAGATGTTTACTGTTGGTGGTACTGATATGTTTATACACAAGTATTTAGGACCTAAAAACCCTGATACAGCAGATGCTACAGCAGATCAACCACAATATGATGCTGTAGCAAATACAAACATACAAGACTTGTTATTCTTAGAGAATAGAGATAGAAAATACGATAAAGATGTGTATACTATGAGAGGTATATACAATGTTCAAGATGTAGACTTTGACCTAAGTCAATTTGGTCTATTTTTACAAAATGATACACTAATGCTTACTATTCATATTAGAAGTAGTGTTAAGACATTAGGACGTAAAATTATGCCAGGAGATGTAATTGAATTACCTCATCTACGAGACGAATATGCTCAGAACGATATGGCTGTTGCACTTAAACGATTTTATGTTGTTGAAGATGTAAATAGAGCTTCTGAAGGATTTACACAAACTTGGTATCCGCATTTATATAGATTAAAACTTAAACAAATACTTGACAGTCAAGAATACAAAGACATACTTGATTTGCCAGCAGAAGAAGATGCTCCGGGTGGAAGTACTTTAAGAAACCTATTATCTACATATGAAAAAGAAATGCAAATAAACAATGCTGTAGTTGCACAAGCAGAAGCAGATTCTGCAAAAAGTGGATATGATACTAGCCATTTGTTTACCCTACAAGTAGATGCTAACGGTGAAACAGAATTAGTAACTGTTGACTCAGATACTATTGACGGATCCGACGGCATTAATGTTGACACAGTAATGGTTCCTCCAGAAAAGAATGGATATCAAGGATACTTATTAGGAGACGGATTACCACCAAACGGTGAAGTATTTGGTCATGGTATTAGTTTTCCACTTGGACCGTCAACACATGATTACTTTTTAAGAACAGACTTTTTGCCTAACCGATTATTTAAATATGATGGAACACGCTGGATTAAATTAGAAGATGATGTGCGTATGGCGCTTTCAAATACAAATACTAAGTCTACACTAAAAGGCGGCTTTGTTAATAACACTACTACTGATACAATTGGTGGTGAAACTATTCAAGAAAGACAAAGTTTATCAAAAGCACTTAAAGCTAAACCAGACAATTAAGGTATAATATAAATGCAACATTTTTATGATGGTCAAATAAGAAGATACTTAACTCAAATGATTAGACTTATGAGTAATTTTTCTTATCAAGACGGTGACAAAAAACTTACACAAATACCTGTAATGTATGGTGATATTACAAGACAAGTAGGTAGCATTATTAGAGAAAATTCTGAGAATAAAATTCCTAGTGCTCCTAGAATGGGTGTATACGTTACTGGTATTGAAATGAATAGTACTATGCTTGCTGATGCAAGTTTTGTTAGTAAAGTAAATGTTAGAGAACGTGCATACGATGAACAAGGTAAAGAATACTTAAATGAATCAGGAAAAAACTATACTGTAGAAAGATTAATGCCTACTCCTTATACCTTATCAGTTAATTGTGATATATGGAGTACAAACACAGATCAAAAATTACAAATACTAGAGCAAATATTAATGTTGTTTAATCCTAGTTTAGAAATACAAACTACAGATAACTATATTGATTGGACTAGTTTAAGTGTTGTAAATTTAGAAAATATTACTTTTAGTAGCAGGTCAATTCCAACAGGCACTGAGTCAGAAATAGATGTTGCTACATTAGGATTTACTACACCAGTTTACATTTCACCTCCTACTAAGGTAAAAAGACTTGGTGTTATTACAAATATTATAACAAGTATATTTGACGAAACTGGGAATATTAATAATATTAATCCAGACAAGCTCTTTGATAGCTTTGGTCAACAAATAGAATCCGAACTATCATCAGACTTTGATAGTCAAGATACAATAATGCCAGAACTTAGTACAGATCATACTGAAGTACATGGTAGGGTAATAGTTGCTCCAAGTGGTGAAGTAGAACATATTACACAAACTGGTAGAGTTAAAAGAGGAACTGCTGATGCTGTTATTGGAATATCCCATAAAGGACACGATCTGTTAGTTTTAAACAATACATTGCAGCTTATTCATAAAGGCATAATTGGTAATACATTATGGTCACCGTACTTAGCTGAAATTCCTGGGGTCTTTAGAACAGGTCTTTCACAAATAAGACTAGCTAGAAAAGACCTTGCAAACGATGTAATAGGAACATTTGCAGTTGATCCGTCTGATGATACTAAAGCAGTAGTTAACTGGGATTCAGATACTCTGCCAAATGATACTATTATTACCAGTACATTTCAAGAAAAAGCAAAGATTGATTATATACTTGACCCAACAAAGACAAATCCAACAACACTAAAAACAGCTGGCAACAGAATTTTATTATTAGGAGCAATTGGTTCTACACTAAATGCAGACGGTGCTGATGCATGGAAAAATGCAGACGGTACAGACTTTATTGCTAACGAAAATGATATATGCGAATGGGACGGAAATAAGTGGGTTATAGTATTTGATGCTACTACTAAAGTTGATCAACTAACTGATGTAACATATGTTACTAACTTAAATACAGGCATACAATACAAATGGGACACATTTGAATGGGTGCTATCCTTTGAAGGAGAATATCCAGACGGCACCTGGCGTATAGTATTCTAAGATAATTACTTATATGAATAACATTGTTTGTAGCGGTGCCCTTTTCTATACACTAGATACTCACAGATTTTTGTTCTTGTTTAGAGCAAATGGCAAAAAAGCAGGATTGTGGGGATTAGTAGGCGGAACAAACGAAGGAGTAGAAACTCCGTTTGAAGGGCTTCAAAGAGAAATTAAAGAAGAGATTGGCAGTTTACCTGAAATAAAAAAGGTATTACCTTTAGAATCTTTTGTATCTAATGACGCACATTTTCATTTCCATACATACCTATGTGTAATAGAAAAAGAATTTATCCCAATTTTAAATAACGAACATAGTGGTTACGCTTGGTGCAGTTTTCGTAACTGGCCAAAGCCTTTACATTTAGGGCTGCGTAATACATTACAAAGTAAAGCTAATCTTACTAAATTAGAAACTGTATTTGAAACAATTAATTTGCTTGACAGATAACTTAAAAGAAAGTACAATAAGTGTATGAAAGTCTTAATTCTTGGCGATATAATTATTGACAAATATATTTACGGTACTAGTACACGTATTAGTCCTGAAGCGCCTGTGCCTATAGTTAACATTGAACGAGTTTCAACATCTTTAGGTGGTGCTGGACTTGTTTATGAAAACTTAAAAAGCCTAGGAGTTGACATAGAACTATTTGAAACTAATCAACCGCGTAGTGTTAAAACTAGAATTATATCTGATGGACATTATATTACACGATTAGACGAAGACGAAAATGCAAATTCAAATGCAGTATTAGACACCATACTACGTAATGACTTTTCACAATACAAGTATGTTATCCTAAGTGATTACGATAAAGGTGTATTAGATAACGCAAAACAGATTATTGCACACATAAACAGTCAAGGTCCTAAAGTAATTGTAGATCCAAAACGTTACGCACACGACTATGAAGGTGCTTGGTTAGTTAAACCTAACAATAGTGAATTTACTAAATTTGAATTTGACGAATGGCAAGGTAATATTATTACTACTGATGCAGGTCATAGTGTAGTTGCTAAAATAGATAATACCAAATATACTATTCCTGTTGAACAAGTTGAAGTAAGTGATGTTACAGGCGCAGGAGATTGCTTCTTAGCAGGATTTGTTTATGGACTTACTAAAGAGTACAGTTATAGAAAATGTTTAGAAATTGCTATAAAAGGATCAACTGAGAGTGTAAAACATAGTGGTACGTATATTCTTAAACAACAAGATTTAAATCAAGGAATAGTCTGGACTAACGGTGTATTTGATATATTGCATACAGGACATTTAGAGTTATTAAGGTATGCAAGCACATTAGGAAAGAAACTTATAGTAGGTATAAACAGTGATGCTAGTGTTAAAAGACTAAAAGGTGACAACAGACCAATTAATAATGCAAATGTTAGAAAGCAAAGTTTAGAAACGTTACCGTGGGTTAGCGAAGTAATAATATTTGACGAGGATACACCTTTACAAACTATTAAAACTATTGAACCTAATATTATTGTTAAAGGTGGAGACTATACTATTAAAACAGTTGTTGGTCACGAGATTGCAAATGTTGTAATTTTTCCTACTATTAAAGGACATAGTACAACTAAAATTATAGACAAGATGAGGAATAATTATGAAAGCTGAAACACTTGCAGAAAATATAGTTAAAGGTTCAGGCGGTCACGGATTAAAAAAGAGTCAACTTGTAAAAATCTTCGATAATATTAATAACTTAGAAGATTTTGCTTATACTATAAAAAAAGTTTTAGAACATGGTGGCAAAGATTACCTAACTACACAAAGTTTTAATTATACTATTCCGTCTTTTAACAATTTTACTAAATGGCATCATGTTGATGAAAAATATAACTTAGACTGGGGATTTGATAAAAAAGATGCAGGATGTTATATGTACGGACTATTTAAAGACAAGTTACCTAGTACAGTAGATATCTTACAACCAGAAGTAATTTATATTGGTGAAAGCAGAGCTACTACTAGAAACTGTATGTTAGGAAGAAGAACAGACTTTAAAGGTACTGTAAAAAATGAACGCTTATCACCTTACGGATGTGGTACTGCATTTAAAGAAAATTTTGGTAAAGATAATATAGAACACGTA